GTGCCATCGGAACGGTGCGTCGGGGGTCCCTGGGTGGGGTGTCGTGTGGCGGATGCCCTTGACCACTGGGTGTCTTGTCTCGACGGCTTACAGCCCCCTTGCAGCGGGTCACAGTGCTTCACGTCTTTGTGTGTCTGTGATTCTGTGTGGTCTTTAGTGGCGGGCGTTCCATCCACCGGGTTGGTGTTGTGCTGTCTCGCTGTTGTGACATGGGGCGCATAGTCCGCGCCCATACTGTGGGTCGTTGGGGTTCATGCTCAGCTCTTGTAGTTCTTTGCGTGAGTGTGGGTAGTGGTCGGCTACTGTTGCCTCCCTCGCCTGGCACACCACGCAGATGGGGTCATGGTTGAGTACGCCTGCCCTGAATGCTTTGTGTCCTCGGCTTGTGTATCCGCGTTGTGTTGCTGTGCCTCGTGCACGATCGGCTTGCCTTACATGTTGCGGGCAGCGTGAGCCTTGTGTGCGTGGGTAGAGGGTGGCGCATCCTGGTGTGGAGCAGACGCGCATGTTGTCACCTCTTAGTCAGTGGCGAGCCATGTAGGAGTTTGCCATAGGTCGCATTCTTGCTTGTGGTGCTCGGGAAGGTCGAATGGGCAGCCACAGGGCATTAGCGGTTGCCCACTCTCATCGACGGCGCACTCTGGTAGGCGATGGTAATCAGTGTGAGCTCGGCACCATACGTACCCCATGAGTGCCATTGTTTCGTCGTCCCAGCCACCGTTGAGCGGTATATCTTCTCGGCTCATGCTGTGTCCTTAGCGGGTTGCGAGCACTGTGATGAGTGCGGCGATCGGTGTGAGGGCTGCTAGGAGCAGTGTTGCGGTCGCGATCTTGTCGTCACGGATTGCTCTACGTGTCTCTTTGCTTGCCTCTGGGCGTTCACTTGTCCAGAAGCTTTTGATTGAGTTATGTAAGGGGCTGTTCATGGTTGCTCCTTAAATGACGATAGCCACCGGTTAGGGTGGCTATGTCGTTCACTGTCTAGTGTGTATGTCACATGTGTTCCGTGGTCGGAACCGTTGTGACGTGTCACTGTTCGCACTCATGTGGTGATGTGCCAGTACGGTGTCGTTTGGTGGCGTTTACTGTGATGTTGCTGGCGTTAGTGGGAGCTTATCCGCGCATTGTCGGGACTATACCGTTTTAGGTATTGTTTTGGCTTGGTTTGTCACGCTTAGGGTGCAACATTTCAAGTGTTCTGCTTATGGTGTGTCTCCGTTGTCAGCGGAATGTTTAGTATTCGGAACGTGCTTCGTTGGCGCGTTCAATCCGATTGACTGTTCAGTCTGATTGAACGTTTGCCTTCTTGCCGCTCCCTCTTGTGTGTTCGCCGTTTGGTTTTCTTGACGACTCCGGCACGCTGGAAACAGCAGAGCAGGTGTCGCCATTGACTGTATGCGTCTTGTTCGTCACCGTTGACTCTGCGACGTTTCATGGCCGCTTGATTGTTTGTGGTTCGCTTGCGGTCACGTTGCGGCATACGAGTTGTGCTTCGGTGTCTTGTGAGTCGATGGCCTTGAATAAGGTGTCGATCATGTCTTCGGTTGACAGGGTGAGTGTTCGCTGGTCTGGGTCTTCGATGATTGGTTTCCAGAGTCCGTCGCCTAGGTGTTGCCATGCCCACTGAATGGTTCCGCTGTTGAAGAGGAATCCGTACTCGGTGTAGTTGGTTGCGCTCATGTTGTCCTCTCGTGCTTCATAACACGTTAGTCGTTACCGCACTTCGATGATGCGTGCGACCTCGATGCGGTCTGTCCATGAGTGCTCTGTGGCGACGGTCACACTCTTGGCGTTGACTCTCACTACTTTGTGCCAGCCGTTGACAGTACGCACGATCGTTGCTGCTTTGTATTGTTCGGGCGTGTAGGGGATCTTCGCATTGCGTTTGTTGAACGATGCTTTCGCTGCTGCATACTCTTTGGCTTGCTGCTCTGCAAGTTCTGTCTTCGCGGTCTCAATGATCTGTGCCATGCCTGCTGCACCCCGTTTGAGATGCGACCGGCGTTGGGAGAGTGTCAGCATTAGAACCGGCCAGAATCGCTAATGCCAGCGCGAGTGATTGTTTGTGGGTCGCGGTACAGCTTCTTGCGCATCCCGACAACTGCGGAAAATGACCTCTTTAGTTCCAGCGCTAGATCCTCAGCGGTGCGGTCGGCATCGGATATCAATTCAAGTTCCCAACCCGCCCAGATGTATCCTGATCGCGTCGCGCCCGGCAGGGTTGCTGCCTGCGCCTTTTTGAAGTGCCCCATCGTACTCTCGCGGTGAGGGTGTGGGTTCTTCCCGCGATGGCGACGCTGGTATTCCAAGACGTGGGTCTTATTCATGGAGGACCATCGGGCTTTCTCTTCCCGCCTAGCCTCGCTGCGCTTTGCCCGTTGCTCGCGTGCCTTTTCAGGATAAGCAGCATTCCTTGCACGCCTTTTTGCGTTGGCGGCTTCTCGGTTAGCTAAATACCATTCGCGCGTGTGTTCAACGCCGCATTGTTTGCAACGGTTGCCAACCCGCTCGAACTCGGAGACGGGCTTAGTTTTGCCACACTTGGCGCATGCCTTAGAATCATTCATATCGGCTCCTAAATAGTCGGTCATGCTCCCGGCTGTTTGCGCAGCGCGGGAGTTTCTGTGATCTATTCTACCGGATTCGGGGTGCTGTTCAATAGGTCTTGCATCTCTTTGTCCTGTTCGCGCAGAGTCTCTTCGTCTTCGCTTATCAGACTGAGCAGAGCATCCGCACCTTCTTTGGTGAGAGTGTATCCATTCATCATGTTCTCTACACTCACGGTTGCTCCTTAGTCCGCTGATGCCCCGTCTGGTGGTTCTTCATCAGGTTCTACGGGTTCGGGTGTGGGGAAGGTGAAGAAGGAGTGACCTGCTGGTATCCATACGATGTATCCATGGTCTGGTAGGAACTGGTCACTCATGGTCTTTCCGTTTCGAGATGACACTGCAAACAGCACACACCGTTGCCCGAATCCTTGGCGTGACACCATTGGGGGTCATCACATACCAAGTCACTGACCGTAAAGTTTCGCGGGTGCATTCGGGGCATTCTCCGGGCACAGGGGTAGCTGCACCGTGTGTCAGCGGCAGTGCAACCCTGTAAGCCATCATGTGCCTTTCCGCAATAGTCGGATCAGCACCATGGCGCCGAGTGATACAAGTGGTGAGAGTGCCCGGATTGTCACTATAAGAATTTCGTCTTTGAGGGTGTGTTCCGGGTCTCTAGCAAACATGTTTCGCCAACCGCAACAGCATTGTTGGGTTCGCTAACTTCTCATCCAAGGTCGGCCATTCCACCACTGGGGTGAAGTAGGCGTGCTCGTGCGGGTGTTCTAGTTCGCGTTGGATGGGGCGTGGGTCAGGTGTCCAGTCGATGTCATCCACGATCCGCAGCTTCGCGTAATTGCTTGCGGATATGACGGGTGTAATCCTGTAGCGCCTGCTGCTCTTCAAGTTCACGCTCTTTCGCGGCAATCACGAAAGGGTCAGCTTGCCAGTTATCCAACGGGACAGGGCGCGGCACAATGATGGGTTCAGGTAACCACTCGTAAGTGTCCTCAATCATCATCGACTCTCTTCTCCGCTAGGCGGGATGTTTCGTCTTGCCACCACAGAAGATGATCCGCGATGGCCTCTTTGTGTTGGGCGCCATGGTGTGCGCAAAAAAGGAGCTCGAGGCCGCTGAAAAGGATTGCCCGAATGTATGCCTGCGCACCGCACTCTTTGGCATCACAACGATCGGCAACCCGCAACGTGACTTCTTCGGCCTCGTGTTTACCCATATCAGGGTCCGCTTGCCTCGTACTCGTCCCACATCTTTTTCTCGCGGGCTTCGTCGTAGAACTTGATCGCTTCAGCAATGTATTCCGCAGCGTCTTTCAGCAGTTCACTTTCATCGAACGAGCCACTTTCAACATTCAGTGAAAGTGTGAAAGCGCCCACGCCTTTGCTCCCGCAAACTCCGTAGTCGATCTCGCCCCGGAATGCACTATGCCCGCCGCTCTTGTAGCACAGCATCCCAATTTCGATAGGTTCGCTCATATCAGTCTCCTTGCCTTGATACTGCCGAATCAGGTCTCAGCACTTGCGGAATACGCACGGGTTGAACTGCGGATTACGCAGGGTGTGGCTCGGACTGTCCAGCCCGGATGCCACACCCCACTACCGACCCGTCGTAACAGGTGGCTAAAGAATCGTCAGCGACTGCAAATCGAATCCCTCGGGTGTGATGTCAAACACCAACATCCCTGGATCTGAGTCACGCCCGCCAAGGTTCCTGAACCAGTCAGAACCGTTGTCGAGCGTGGGAGCCCCTAGCCACCAGCGCTGAACGCCAGTATCCCGGTTGCGCCCAGCCACACCCGCACCAAACGTGTGATAGTGACCGGTGATGAGCAAGTCGGCGGCAGTGATAGCTTGTGCGCCGAACGTTTGCTTCTCCCACCACGTCACAGCCCCACCGGGGCCGAACTGGTTGCCGTGAACCATCCCCACAACAGTGTCGTAGAACTTCACCGCCACCGATTCGTCATAAGCGGCAGGGAAACTCCATGTGACATCCAGCTTTGCAGCCTTAGCCACTTTCAACATCTGTGTTTGGACGTGCATCCCAAGGTCATCTTGTGGGTTGCCCAAGTTCTGCCGGCCATTACGCCATGCAGTGTGATTCGACGGAACACCACCACCCACAACGGGTGCGTGACGGTGACCGACCTCCACGATTGAGTACAGCTCTGTACCGTAGCAATCCATCTGTTGCCCCAACGATAGGTCGTTGGTGAACATAGGATTACCACCGGACTCGAAAGCCTCAAAGCCATCACCCGCATCGAGCAGGCCAAAGATAGACGGCTTACGCTTCTTCAGTAGTGCGTCTAGCTTCTCCCGCTTCTCGGCCATACGATCGAGAAGTTCAGGGGTGCCGCCACGACGCCCGGTTTTCCCGATTTGGGGATCTGCCAGGACTGCAACGGTGGCACGTTCGGTTGGGGTTGTCTTTACCCGTGCGCGAGGTCGTGCCTTGCCTGCCGCATAAAGTGCTGGCAGGTCAAGTTCAGTCTTCTTGCGCCGAAACTGTGCGCGTGTGGAGTAGAGGGTGACGACATCGCGGTCACCGTTCTCCTGCGCCTTCGACTGCTGCCACCGGGACATTCGCACGGTGTCTTTGACGACCTCAAAAATTTCGGGGTCTAAGTTGAACTGGCGAAAGACTGCATCCCAATCGCTAATCGGTGCATCACTCTGGATGCCCTCGAACTCTCCGGTGTCGGGGCCGGTGTCTTTTGCCGATCCCAACTGTTGAGCGGGCTTCCTGCCGCTCAGTTCGTTAGCGAGTGAACCCATGATCACTTCTCCAAACGCTAACCGTGTCCTTCGACGTTGCTACGCCTTTTTCTTTGAAGAACGTGGTCAGAGTTGCTGTACTGAAGTCAGTATCGGTTGCAGCGTTGATCATTGCTGCACGGTCGGCACTGTCTAAAGTTTCGAGCCATTGGCGAAGTGTTGGTCTTGCAGGTTTGCGTATTGCGTCTAACTGATCTGAAAGTTTCGTCACGGTCTTACCTCCGTGTTACTCGTTGGTCTCGTTTTCATGTTTTGCGAGCATCCGTTCGACGGCTTCACGGGCTACGACGGAAATCTTTGCGCGGATACTGTTTGCGGCATCTACGACTTGTTGATGTTCGGGGTACTCAGTCATCACTTGCTCCCGGTTTGGTGGCGCAGTGCAGGGGACGCAACACCCCGCACCGCACCCGTAACGTTTTTGGGTTCACGAGAAGCTGGCAGAGGCTTGCAGCGCGCGAAGGCACCGTCTAGTTAATGCATGCCAGCTCTCGGAATTGGCGCTTCTCGTCAATAGGGACGATGCCACCGGATGTCTCGTTGCGCGTTCTTAGGTGAGACAGACCTTCAATGACAGCGAGTAACTGTGCGCTTTCACGGACTAGCCGTGCCCTCGGTAGCGAGGATTTGATCGGCACTGAAAACTAACCAGCCACACTGAAAGTCGCGTGATTATCTGGAGTGTAGCGCCGAAGCTTATGCCGACAGCATCATTATCTGTCGGTGTCGTTATGTGTGAAGAGTTCTAGCCGTTTCGCAATTGCTGCGGATTCGGCCTCTGCAATGGTGGCGTACCTACCGAGATGGATGTTCCGCCCGTTGTGCTGAACCTGAGCTTCCCATTTTTTTCTTGCGGCATACCATGAAACACCGCGGACGCCCGATTTAGAGTTGGCGCGCGCGCCAGTTCTATTCTCTTGGTTCTGCTTATTGGTGACTGTTCGCAGATGCTCCGGGTTAACGCACGACCGCGTGTGGCAGGTGTGATCGACATGCAAGCCGCTTGGGATCGTGCCGAAGGCAAGCTCGTAGGCGACTCGATGTGCTTTCATGGTCTTCCCGCCGACATTGATATACCCGTAGCCGGCGCTGCTCTTTGCTGCGGTCCATAGCCAGCAGTCGCCGGTCTTATTGGTGTACAGGTCGATACGGTCACGCAAGGTCATTCCGTGCGGGGCGGGTTTGCGGGTATGCTGCTGGGTAGCCATTGAATCTCCTACTTCATTAGGGGTTCTGGTTAGCCCCCGGCGAGAGTTGATGCTCTTACCGGGGGCATATAAGCCTAGACACGAAAACACCCATTCCCGAAAGGGTGTATGAGTGCTTAAGCAAAGCTTACTACAGAAAAAACAGACCTGCAATCTATTGAGTACGGCGTTTCATAAGACTTTCGTGCTGCCGAATTTTGCGGGCACGAAAGTCAGCCAATAGCTCGTCACGGTGGATCAGACCGGCGCGAATCGGCAACCCCTCACGGATGTACCGCAAAATGGTTGCCCTCGGACATCCGAGGTGGAGTGCTGCCTTGTCTACGCTCCACCACACCCTGTCATCGGTGACTGACTGAACTTCGTGTCTAGCAGTCATGCGCTCTCGAACATTTCTTTAGCGTCCGGAAACTTCTCCATGTTCGCCAACCACCCACACAGGCCACACAGCACCATCGGATCATTGTTGAGAAGTGACGGACGTGCAGCGAACACTTCACGCTTCCCGCAAATCGGGCACCCGCGCTTCTGTGCATCACGCGGCTTGCGACCCTCACTGCCATACCGCCCCAACAACTTGACGACTCCGGGCGAATCTTCCCACCCTTCCCAAATGTCATCATGGAACGTTGCCGCCGTTCTGGATGCGGCGATCTGGTCAATATGGCGTGCAAGCCATTTTGTGAGCTGTGCCGTCAACTCCGAAGCCGGGATAGGTGCCAAAGCACGCAACCCCTGGATCTCGTTATTGACCATGTACGCCCGAATCGACGGTTGCGGAATAGTCAACTCCTCCGCAAACGCACTCACCCATGACGCAACCTTCGCAAACAACGCATCAGCAGAATCCACCGCACCAACATTCAACGGAACAGGTGCACCATCACCACCACCCTGGACTCTCTCAGTGAGCTCAAAACTTGCTGCCGGCACAACTTGTGACCGCATGTTCAAAATGAGTTCAGGGATCAGCCTGAGTGCTTCCTTCATGCGCAAATAGCAGGCATCACAGAGTGTTCCGTGTGTGGCTGCTTTCGGACGTGACGGTTCTGTCTCGAAAGCAGGCCATGCACACTTTCGGACACAGATAGTTTTATCTGTTACCTGGTCAGTCATTGCCAGCCGCCTTTCGAAACGATGGAGTTGATAACTTCTTGCTGCCATTGCTCGTGTTCTCGGTCGATACGTTGCTCGTATGAATACTTTTCGAGCTTCGTGGTTAGTGGCATAAAGATAGGATTTTTAGCAATGTCGCCATTGGCCCGAAGAATCCCCCGCCTAATCTGCCGTGCATACTTAGCCCTCACTGGGTGCCGCCTTCCGTAACATCATCAGGGGCAACCGGGACAGCCGCAGCTTCCAACTCTGCAATCCGGTTTCGCGCCCTCACCAACTCAGCCCAATACTTCGCCGCCATATGTGGCGACTGCGAGAACGGGTGAGTCTGCTCTGCTGCGAGAACGCACGCACCCCGCAAGAACCCACCAACAACAGACTCAGGACACGCAAGACCACGTCCCTCCTCGGTGCCGTGATTGTGCACTGGCGGTTTCTCGGTCGGTACGGTGATAGCCTCCAAAGCAGCCAACTTTTGTTCTAGCTGCACCACATCCCCAGCAAGATTGTTTGCCTGATCCTCAGCCTGTTGCGCATCACGCTCAGCAGCTTCGAGAGAATCCGCCGCGGCACTCATTACCACAGATGCATTAGCACCTGCTAGCGGATTCGAGGAATTGTATTGATACCGCAACCGCGCTATCAGGTCGGTGATAGAAACATCAGACATCGTTCTTTCCAATCTCATCGTTCGGGTGACAGTGGCAAATTGTGTTACCGCAGTTGTACGGAGTACGACAACGAGCACAGCAACGAGTCGGTTCGACCTCATCTGTGGCTGTTGGGTTCCATGCGTTACGGATATGACCGATGGGGGATCTTGACTCAGCCATCAGGTGGCCTTTCCGAATACGACGCCCTTGGGCATTTCGGGGCCGCGCCACGTGCCGTTCACGAGCCGCAGCGGTTTTCCCTGGTACGTCATAGCCGCTGGATCGGCACAGACTGGCTTACCATCAGGGATTAGACGCTGGTGGGAGTCGAATAGGGCCAATCCCTCAAACGTCTCGTGACAGGCTGCGCAATGCCCGGTACGATTCCCGCGTTGCTTCCACGACTTACCGCACGCGCCATGAATTGTTAGCGTGCTCAAAACGGTGCCGCCCCTTCAAAAGAGAAACCGTTTGTTTCGACGTCCGTTTGGACAGGTGCGGTCTTAGTCCACGGTTCCTCGTTTGTCGCGTTAGAAGTTGCATTGCTGGACGCTCCGGTATCAATGCGCGGCTTGTTGATGGACAACTCAACCGAACGCCGCTCCTGACCATCATCACCAGTCCACGGATCACCAACCTTCGCGCCAAGAAAACCAGACAGCGAAACAATGTCACCCTCGATCAAACCTGACGGCTCATCGAACCAGCAAGTAAACTGCTTCGTGTACGTTTTCCCGCCAGACTCATTCGACTCTGTGACCTTCACACCATTACCGGTGTTGTTCAATCGGGTGACGGTTACTTCTTTCAACTGCACAATTGCCATTAGTTGTTTTCCTTGGTTGTTGATGAATCTGAAACGGAGTACTGCAATTCGCGAACAATGGCAGCGGCTTCCCATAAACCATCGGCTTGGTTATGCAGCGACCATGCGTGATCTCGCGCTAGCTTCGCTTGGCGATCCGCGCCCACCTTTTTGAGTTCGCGCCCGCGTGCTGACTCGCTAACTGCTTTCAATGAGCGGGCATCTCCCGCTTTCATTAGCGCAGCGAGGGCTTCCGACATATCGTGCTGCTTGATCTCGCTCATTTGCTTTCTCCTTGTTCGCTCAACTGCTTATCCCTAGCCGCCAACGCAATCTGCAACTGCCTCGGCGTGAACACATACGGCTTCACACGCGGCTTCCGTTGCCGTGGTGGGCCAATCATTCGGGTACGTGTATGCGGTGCCTTCAAGTAGTCGGTCATGCGACATCACGCCCCAACAAACGACCACGCAACTCACCCTCAGCACGCAACAACCACCGCTGAACCTTCGGACGAGTGAACCCGTACTGGTTAGCAATCTCATTCACTGACCGGTTCATCTGACGTAGCCGCAACATCTGGGCGCCGATAACAGGGTTGTAGTCGCTGCGTGGTAATGGTTTCGTTTTGTTGGGCCCGGCTTGTTCACGCTCAAGCAACAGGGCACCTACTTCGATGCCGCGTCCATCCGCAATCGAACGCAACTCTTTGAAGTACTCGACCGGGACAGCAACCTTCACCGTCACCGTCGTAACCGGACTAATCTCACGCATCGCCATTTGCTTGCTCCTTCGCTGCTCGGTGTGCTTCGATCGCCGTTTGTGTCTCAGCCTCAAACCGTTCCCTGTCCAACGTGATCGGAACATGCTCAATAGCCGGACGTCGTTTACGTTCCTCACGCTCCCTGGACTCACGAGCACGCTTAGCACCCACACGAATATGGGCGGGCATCAGATACTCGGTGGACTCACGACGATGCAAAACCACAGCCGCAATCGCATCCGAATAGTTCAGATCACCAATCGAGTCGAACCAGTCACGCAACACCAAACCCTTGTCATCGATCTGCCTGTTATCGCCTAATTTGATTTTCGCCAGGACGGCAGACACTTCTTGATAGTTCATGAGCTGATCGCCTTCCTTTCCTCTTCGGCGTCCAGCCGCTTGCCCTGTTCGAGCACGTCCACGATCTGGTCAGACTTCGACGGGCGTGTGTTCTCTGCCGCTGTGGGTTCGCCGTCGTTCCACCGTTCACCGTTCAGCCATGTACTCGCATGAGGCACGAACTGTTTCGCGGGTCGGTGCGGATGATTCACATACACAGCAACGGCAGCAAGGATGAGTTCAGGGGATTCTTTGCGAGTCGCTTTAGCCCATGCTTTGACCGCATCAGCTTTGCCTTCACTTCGAGGCCAGAGATCCCAGAATGTTTTGAAAGAATCCGTCGCGATCGCGACAGTTCCCTTTCCACTTCCCTGTTCCCTTTCCCTGTTCCCTGTTCCCTTTCCTGCACTGTTGACTCCGTGAGTACTCCGTGAGTCCTCCGTGATACCCTCCCGATCCCTTATGTTTGCTGGGGTCGGGGCCGGAAACTTCGACTTTGTTGGACGCGAGATAACTTGGTGCTCATCCCACGTCGGAATAGCCAAATAATCGCGTCCATCAACGGTGTATCTGGTTACATGAGCGCTCCGTGATAGCTCCGTGAGGTCTCCCTGAACGTCCTTCCAAGTGACATCATCTTCGAGTGCCCACAGCTCCCCTTTGATGATTCGTGCGTCATCACGACCGCGCCCCTCATCGTCCACATATGTCCACAAACCGATCCATGTAAGCCGTGCCCGATAGCTGAGCGCGACGACATCGTATGAGCGGAAAAAGTGTGGCTTTATAGTTCGGATTCTCGCCATTAGGCAATCCCTTCGAAGTCGAATGGTTGTTCGGTTCCAGACCAGCCGGACGAACGAACCTCGGAATGCATCGGGTGTGAGCGCGGCGAAAAGTCGAACGTTCCTTGCGAGAGGAGCTTCGCCAAAAGTTCGCAATAGCGTTCGTCAAGTTCCACACCGATTGCTTGTCTGCCGAGATTGTGTGCAGCGACAAGAGTTGTGCAGCTACCGGCGAACGGGTCTGCAATCAGTCCGGGCGGTGCGGTCTCGACAAGGGTTTGCATGAGCGCGAGTGGCTTACCGTGGATATGGTCAGCCTGTTCGGGGAACGCCGTCAAGATCGACGTGGACGCATCCGAGACACGCACGAAACCCGCCGTCACATAGATTGATTCGTGACGGTAACGCCACGGGCCACCGTTCATGCCCGGTCGCTTCTTATCCCACACGAGCCTGTCTGCCCAATTTCCGGGCGGGTCAGGTAAACGAGGCGAACCGAACACCAGGGCGGGCTTGTCGCCCCACAGCGTTAAGGCCGCATCGCGCGTTTTTGTATCTCCGTCATTAGCAATCGTGAACCCCTCGGTTGAAGCGTTCTCTCTCGTGCTCGCGTGGCGTGAATTGCCAGCAGCGTTCTGCCGCCGACCATAGCCACCCTTACTATTCGCTTCCGAGAACTGCGTACCATACGGCGGATCAGTAACCAGCACATCCGCAACAGTCCACAAATCTGACAGTTCGAGACAGTCACCGTGATACAACGTCACTAAATCATCTTGGTAATACGGTTCCATCAGTAAGCCCATCCTTTCCCTGTAGTGATTTCAAAGCCGCCGTCATCATCCAGAAGGACAAGACCCAGTGCGGCGTGCATGACTGGTTGCTCAGCCGGATTCATACCCGAACTCACCGACCAACCCCGTTCAGCGCCCACACCTGTGTGTGCGATCCCGTGACAGCCAGCAGCGTTACCGAACCCACACACATGGAACCCGTTAGCCGGATTACCCCAACCACCACGCGACTTATATTTACGGTGATGGAACTGTGTTGCGGGGCGCTCATTGCAGCCCTCACAGCGATCACCAGAGCGTGTGCGGATGATCTGTTTGGCTCTCGCGTTGAACTCCTTTGTGAACGCCGGCTTCGGGACACTCACGACCCCACGACCTGAAACGACACATAGATGAGCCGCCACAACACAACCGCGACCACAATGCTTGCGACGGTCAGTGTTGGGATGATGAACACGGGGCGCATCATTTCGGCACCACCGAATCGAGGCCAAGACCATCACGAGCAAACATGCCCTTGAGATCAGCAAACGGAATATCTGCCACGTCAACCCAACAGCGACACGGCTGCTGCATACTGTCCATCTCTTCGCAGTCGTTGCAGCGGTGGGGTGGGCATTTTCCGCAGTAGCTTGCTGTGGGGTGGCCGTCTGGTAGCTGTTCCCCGCAGTTGTCGCATGTCGGGTTCATTCGGTGCCACCTTCGAGGATTGCGTCAGCCAGCAAGGTTGCGTTCTCGAATGCTCCAGGTTCGTCGTGAGATCCGATAGCGTCACCGAATGCGCTACGGAGGATCGTCAACTGTGCGTCGATGGTCGCGTGCAGGATGACGATCAGATCAGCGTCGCCGTCATGGGTGAAAGCAACCTCAGCCCCCCGTTGCCCGTACACGACACGATGGTTCACGCCCTCTAGCCACCACCAGTCATCGTCAGTAGATGTCCATAGTCCCGGACGCGCATTGCCCCGCAACGCTTCAAGTCGCGCAATGGCGGCCTTGATCTTCTCGGCTGGCGTTAGATCAGTCATTTGGTGCCACCTTTCTTCACGTCCGCATATTTGGTGCGCACCATCTGGATGATCTTGTCGTTGGCGTGTGCTGCGGTTGCGGCGGCTCCAAGTGTGCCGATCGCGTCGAGGTCGTCACCTGCCATCGCTAACTCTTTGAGCCAGTCGCGTCCGGTCTCGTCTTTCAACGGTTCAGCGTTGAGTGGTTCGACGGTGAACTGTTTGCGACGGCCACGAGTTGCAGTGAGGTTGACGCTCAGTGGCTTCTCTAGGTGGCTTAGGTGGCTCAGTTGGATGCCGCCTACCTTGTCTTTGCCGAACGTGATATCCGGGTTGCAGAACAGCACCAGTTGCCGACCCGTGTACGCCGACGACTCCGAGCCCCACGCTGCAACAATCACGCGGCGCATTGACTTCGATGGGCGATAGGTGCGGTTGGGGAACTCTTGAAGGTGGATGAATACCGGCTGTTCGCTGCTGCCCTCTTCAACGTTCGTGATCGTGACAGTGCGGGGGCCTGTGAGGAAGTCCTCTGCATTGACCTGGGCGCTGTTGGGTTCTATTGATTTTGCGAGATCCATTAGTCGAACTCGATTCCTTCTGAGAATATGAGCCAGTTGGGTGGCTGTAGTGGGTCGTTATCGTGTGGGTAGCCGGGCCATTGATCGGCGGCTTTACATGCGGCATACGTTGCAAGTGCTTTGCGTACTTGTGCACGCGCAATTTCGAGGTATTCGGGTGCAAGCTCATACACGCCGACCAGATACGGTGCAGCAGTTTCGACAACCACGAACTTCATTGGCATGTGATAGTTGCCTGTTGCCGCCCCATATGTGCAGCGGTAGAAGTCGTCTTGGATGTGGTAGCCGAAGTTGGCTACCGTCTTCGCGAATGATTCGGGTGACGCATCCTTGCCAGACGTTTTCAGATCGACCGCGATTGGGTCTGGTTGGGTGAAGCTGGGCAGGAAGTCAAACCGTGCCCGCGTCTTAACGCCCGTGCTTGGGTCGGTTGCGATGACGGATGCTTCTGCGTCACCTTCTTGCTCGAATAGTTCTCGTGCGATGGGGTGAGCTAAAACCGATTCGGCCATTGCGTCAACTGCGGCCATGTCTTGCGGGCTGATGGGTGTGAGTCCGTTGCCGCGTTGTTCAGCAGCCCACGCAACGGTTGCGGCCTTTGTGGACACTCCACCGGATGGGGTGATGTGTTCTTCCGGGTACGCAATGGCCGCAGCACCAACACCGAGAACTTTGGTGTGTACTGCTGTCCCGAGGTCGAATGCTGCTTTCGGTGCTTGCGGGTGTTGCTGTGCGTAGTGGAATCTTGCGGGTGATTCGAGTAGCTTTCTTGCACCCGTAGATGAGAGTGAATCGTGCGAGTGGTAAAGCTGCTCATCAAGTCCCAGCACTATGCCGGATAGTTCAGTCATCAGCGGCCTCTTCTCCATAAGGGTTCGATTTGCGTTCAGTCGGCCATGCAATATTTGCGATCGCTTGTCTGTGACCATCGCTCCAAGCGCCGCGTTGAACGCGCCAGACGATCGCTAGTACCGCCCTCGCCGCCTGCTCGCTCATATCGCTGCCGTCAGCCCGCTTTAGCGACTCGGGAGAGTCGCCTACGGGGTAAACAATCGGCTCGTAAGATGAGGTCTCTTTTTCAATGGCGGCAATCAACTCTTCGAGCAGTGTTTCGCTCATCGGATTTTCCTTATCGTTAGCTCCATGTGGGCGACATCTGTTTTCTTGTCGATCCACACAATTCGGGGCATGTTCTTCACCATGAATTCCTCGGTATCGTCTGCAACCACGCCAGCGTCAACAATCCCGTCGCACCAGGCTTTAAGGCTGGCCACTGGATTTTCGTTATCGCGTCGTCGCTTGTCTGTGACGTACCAGGTGAGTGTCACTTCGCACCGGCCTAGATCGGGAATGCGGTGTGCAGCCTCAGCCGCTTCTAACCTCATGGCTGCAGTGAGTTTCGCTTTTGCCATGTGGTGTAAACGGTCGTTGAGGCTGATGGGGGGACGTGTGTGCTCAAAGCGAAGGACGGCTTCAAATGGTGTGAAGCCGTCCTCTGATTCGCGGTGGGTCATCTGCTCACAGCAGGGGAAGTCACCAGTCACGGAACATCCCACCAATCAACCAGACACACGTGGCGGTGGTTACGACCGCGACAGCAATAAGGATTGCTTCACTCACTCGGTCACCCCGAACTCTTTGCGGGCTGCCTCGAAAACATCATCGGACATGTCGTGCTCGAAAAAGTGGAGGACCTTCTTCGCTGTCACCGCTACCGGCTCCAACACGACGACGACACTGTCCTTGATCTCTTCCAGCAAATCGTTTTCCCAGTACTCGGCTCGGTCGATGAACCATTTACCAGAGTCACCAAGGCGTGAGTACCATCTGTAACCACGCGAATCTACCCACATGATTACCGCGCCCGGTTCGTCCGGTAGCACCACGGCAGGTTTCGCCGGGACAGAGAGTTGCCAACCGTTGCTTACTTTCACCTCGACCATTTCGTCCGTATTGATAAGTTCCACGAGCAACCCATAAGGAACGTCCGTGCAGTCTGTGATGTACCGGTCAACGACAACGCCGGTCAGCATCTGTTGCGCACGCATCGCCCGAACCGTGTCGCCTACCTTCACCCGCGACCAGTCATCCTGTGGTGTCCAGTCAGTCATCGCTCGTCCTCTTCGTTGTCAATCAGAAACAGATTCCTCGGCTGCGGAACTCCGGCCTCATCCATCTTGGAATCCAAACCGAACGGGTTGCCCGCACGAAACTCACGCCCATCCCACGCGGCAACGAAATTGTCACCGTCCATGCGGACATCAACACGAGTACGGTTCGCGTACTCGGGGCGTTGCATAATCTCTGCCGCTTCGAGCTCAGTCATAGCCCTAACCCTTCGATGATCTGATCGGATGCGACATCGAGACGCTTCAATGTGTGCTGTGAAGGAACAGTCCCGTTGGCCTCTTGGCTGAACGCGAGTGCGTAGTATGCGATGAGGTTCGCGATTCTTTGCTGTTCTGCGAGGTAGAGAGTTGCGTGGACTTGGGCGATCGCCGGTTTTAGTCCGTCATCATCTCGAGCGTCGATCTTGGACGCTATGAGGTAGTTCACGGCTTCTGTTTTATGGTCAGTCATTTGTCCATCTCCGTAATCTGGCTGCGTTCCCGTGTGTTGAGGAACCAGTTAGTTGCGCCGCACAGTTTCCGTTTGGGGAATGTTTCGGCTGTTTCGTGTCCGTCGAGTAGGACGGTGTAGGTGCCATATGTGCCGTTTGTGGCACTCACGAATACCCCCGGGTAGGCTTGCTGCCGATCTGGGTCGTGCGACTGCATTCGCCATACGGTCACCTTTTCGCCCTCAACAGGAATCCATGTTGCGCGTCTCCTGTAGGTGCGCGGTGCGATGAGTTCAGACTCAGTGGGGCGAGTGGTGTAGAGCGTGTGCATCAGGCTCAGTAGGTCATTCATCGTCTTCCTCATCTGGCTTGCATTCCTTGCAAGTTGCTTCGTGGTCATCCCAACCAGCGGGGTCGAAATAGATTCGGTCGTCGTCGTGTTCATTCCACAGATGTCGCGGGTTGATTTCAGACTTTGCGTAGTTCTCGCAGCAGCCCTCCGCGCCCATAGGTGCGCTCCTGCCGAACGGATTCATCCCGTCGCCATGATCAGGACAAGGAATGCGTGTCCAACATTTCGGGCCGCAGATGAACTCACTCACAACGTCACCCCTGTTCCGATAACCGCGAACCCTGCCGAGACCGTCACATTCACACCCAGCAGGATGGTGCCCACAATGAGGACAGGTGCCATGCGGTAATAACCTTTCGGGGCACGAACGAACCGGCCACGATTACAGACATACATTTTGCGGCTCATCGCTTTGCTCCCTTCTTCTCTCGACGCAATCCCAACCAAGCGACCACAGACGGCACCGCGATTAGTGCGGCGAACAGGGCAACACCGGGGGCGGCAATCTCCATCGGGGTCATCACAGCGCCCCCAAAACGAAGTGGATCGGGAAGTGTGCAGCACAACCACAAGTGCAAACTTGCTTAGAATCTGTTGTCGGCGGTTCTGCGGGAGGTGTAGATGTTCTGATCATTGGGTGCCTTTCAAGTGGTTAGAGCGATTCGCCCCAGATAGCACGGGGGTAAAGGGTTTCGAGACGGGCCAGTTCCAGATCAAGTGCGGAATGCCCATAAACACGGGCGAACCAATTGCGTGTCTGATTGCGGCGACGTTTCGCAAGATGGCAAAGAACAATGGTTCGTCTCGCCCAGTTACCACGCGGACGACAACCGACACCCTCAGCGATCAACTGGTTCGCGATCATCCGATGAAACTTGTATGCCCGCTCCAACGGTTCATCTAGGTGTTCGCACGAGCTGATGTATGCCATGAACGCAACATCGTCGGTGAGCATTGCTTGGTACCGGTCATCAGCAGATTCTGGACGTATCCATTCGATGTCTTCGTGGCCGAGCGTGACTTGCTTCATTGCATGTCCTTTGCGTCGTTGAATTGCCACACGATTGCGCGGCGGTTGTTCTCGGTAAGTCGGTAGATGCCAGACTCTGAGACAAGGCCCATGCCGACGAGTGCTGCACGAGCTGTGCGAAGACGTTGCCCGGTGAATGGGAGTCCGCACGCTGTCCCCATGAGGACTAGTTCGTGATCTGCGAGAGGGCCACGAGCGAGAGTGTCGAGAACCCAACCGATCGACTTGGAGACATCGTTCGTGTCCGCAGCCTCATGCGAGGTCGAATGGTCGGTGCGTCTTACCCTGGGACTGTCATCACCGAAAACGGAATGAATCGGCGGGGTTAGGGTGGCGGTCATTTCTCTACCTCGTAGCCGAGTTCCTCAAGCGCGTCAGCGTGCAGCAGAAGACCTTTGCCGCCTGCGATCTCGTTCCAGTCAGTCACTTCACCCATCTGGTTAGAGGGGAACACCATCGTTTCTGCGATTCCGCGGAAGACGATTGTGGAGACAGCGACGAACGTGTCGGAGTCTTGGAGTTTGTAGAGCGCTGCGTAACCCCTGAAATCTGCAAGCGTCTTGATTCGTGTTGCTGTCCGCAGAATTGGTGTTGTCGAAACCTGAATTGCGTTGTTCATGCGCTTGCCTTCTTTCAGTGGTTGGTGAGTTCGGGTGACGGCTTGGGGGCCAGATAGGCACCGCCACCCGAAGATGTGTGAGTGAGACGCCGGGTTTTCCTCCCGGTCAACCGTTCGCAGGCTCGCCCCTGAATGCCTCGTGCTCGCTTAGCCAAAAATCGGCACCCTAAAGGCCAGCTGCATTCATGTGTTTGACACGCTCGGGATATACCGGGTGTCGTTGTGGGGTTCAAGTGGTGGTCTCCGGGGAGTGTTCGCTCGCCTTCACCGTGCATGCCAACAATTTCTTGCCGGACTGGTGCCCTGATCTCTCCCCTGTTCTCCGGGGCCGTCCTGGGTCATCACTTGTATGTAGTTGTTGTCATAGGTCACGCGAGCGCGACAAATAACGCCCACCCGCCCAAACAAGTCAGGGGCTGGGAAGAAAGGGGGCAGCAGTTATCCGCTAGAGGTCGTCACGATGCGATCGCCTCTTTGATTTGGCATCCCGCTTTAGCGAGCACTTTCGACAGAGCATCAGGCAGCACACGAGCGGTATTGCTCAAATGTGCTAGACCCTGACTGTCAGTCCACGACGATGCGGTGATCTTGAACCACGGCATGTACCGCTGGTAAGGGAGTCGAGAACCCGACTGAATAACCCCAGCGTCGCGAAGATTACGAAACAATGTTGTGCGGCCAATACCACCAAGTTTCGCGACGGCTTCCATCGTGTAGAAACCCTCCGCATCCATAAGCTGGTTGTATGCGGCAACTTTGGGTGCATCAGCTATCGCTTTAGCTTCGAGCGCCTCAATCTCGCGTACCTTCACGGCAGCAAGTTCAAGAGCTTCGGCAAAGTTCGTGGGTAGCGCAGAACCAAACTGGCCCGTTTTGCGAATCGCGGGAAGGACCTCGTGAGTTACCCACCGCTTGAAAGCGCGAGCCTCTTCTTTGCGGCTACGGATGATTAGCGAGTACAGACCGGGTTCGTTGATTACGGCCATCGATTGCTGGCCACCAAGGGTGTCAACATTCCTTAGACCCTTTTCGTCATCGTCAAGACCGGCAAGGGCCATAGTCGGATTCGTGTGTTCCAGAATGCGACATACGTCGGCGGCAACGAACCATGCCTCACCATCAACGAGAACCGTTCTCACTTGCTGGCCGCTGTACGTGAAGATGTCGAGGGCGCTCATGATGCGGCTCGGATTGTTTCGATGTCGTATTGCTTGTACCTGCGGTGCCCGCTCGGTAGCATTATTGCTGCGATGTCTCCCCGTAGGGCCATGCGTTGCAGCGTCCGAGTGGTGACGTGCAGCACTTGGGCCGCTTCACCGGGTGTGTACAAGCTTCCTTGAGTGTCGGGAAGTTCCTTATTTGGCATCGTCATAGGTGGAACGCTAGCAGACAAATAAGAAACTTCCGACGTTGTGACACGTTGTGTTGCACATCTGTCCGATATGTCCGATAATGGGTACATGCAAACAGCTAAGGAAAACCGCAATACTCCCAGCAGGGACGCTGATACCGAACTCGGCAAACGCGCCCACATGCTCATCTGGAGTGCGAAGCGCACACAAGGGGACGTAGCCGCAGAAATCGGCATGTCGTCAGGGTCACTCGGCCTGAAGCTTAAAGGTCAGCGCGGGTGGGCTCTTGCGGAAATCATCGCAATCGCCCACGCACTAGACACTACGGTCGCCTATTTAGTTGGCGAAACCGTTCCAGTGGGCCCTACCGGGATCGAACCGATGACATCCACGGTGGAATACGAGCGGTTGGCACCCGTCACCCCAATCAACCGCAAAGCGGCTTGAGCCCTACACGCTTTCTCACCAGTGAACACCATGACTAGCCCCCATTTCACGGCCTACCGGCGGGCACAGGCACGCTGGGAGACTGCGGGGATGAGCAATGACATCCTCCACACGTTCGCCACCTACCAGCGCGGGAAAGGCCTAGCTGACACCACCGTGCGGAACCGTGACAGCATCCTCCGCACCCTCGAATCGAAAAGCGACCGACCGCTTCTCGGCCTCGATATTCACAACCTGCGCGCCTACCTAGGGCGGCCAGGTGTCGCAGCGGGCACCAGACGGACGGAGCGCGGGGCAATGGTTGCCCTGTACACGTTCCTCCATGAGGAGAGGCTACGCGACGACAATCCGACCGTGAGGCTCGCGCCCGTCACTGCACCGAAGGGCGAACCGCGCCCGTTCAGCCCCGAGCAGATCGACGCCATGCTCGACAGTGGTGCATACCGCAAAACCCGCGCCATGATCCTGCTCGGCTACTACCAAGGGTTTCGTGTGTCATCAATCGCCCGTGTGCACGGCGACGACATCGACATGCTCGGCGGCACCATCCGCACTATCGGCAAGGGCAGCAAAGAACGCACGCTCCCCCTGCACCCGATGATCGCGGAACTCGCCCGCGACATGCCCGCGCAAGGTTGGTGGTTTCCTGCCCGTGCTGGCCATGCTGGCCATATCAGTGGCGCATCAGTGACGAACCTCATAACCCTGGCGAAGAAACGGGCGGGGATTCTCGACCCGAACCTGACGCCACATTCGCTGAGGCATTCCTTCGGCACTGACCTTGTGGAGAGCGGCGTCGATATTCGCGTAGTGCAGGAGCTGATGATGCACGAGTCGCTCGCCACCACACAGATTTATACAGGTGTGAGCGCACACCGAAAGCGCGAGGGCATCTTGACGTTGCCAGCGCGTGAACTGCACGAGCATTCCGGCCGACGCGCCGCCTAACGAAAGGAACACCATGAGCACCACAAAGAACACCCAAGAATCACCACCCGTGCGCGATCGCTCAACAGCACGCCAACAGATTCGCGAGCACCTCGAAAAGGAAGCCCACAAAAATGGTTACACCAGCCACGCCGCAGAAGCAGAAGCCGAATATCAGCAATGGCAAACCGGTGCAGGGATGCACCGCCCTTAACGAAAGAAACGCCCCGCACCTACTCAATGAGTAAGTACGGGGCTCCATAAAAGTGTTCACACGTTTACTTTTATGTCTTCTGAGCCAGAATCTGCGTCGTTGTGTGTGAATAGTTCTAGCCGTTTCGCGATGGCCACAGCTTCGGCTTCTGCAATGGTGGCGAAGCCTCCGAGATGGGTGATCTGCCCGTTGTGCTGAACCTGAGCGCGCCATTTCCGGTGTGCGGCATCCCATGCGACGCCTCGCACCCCAGATTTACTGTTGGCTTGAGCGCCTGCCCTATTTTCTTGGTTCTGTTTACTCGTGGCAAGGCGCAGATGATCCGGGCGGACACACGCCGGGTTGTGGCAACGGTGATCAATAATCAGGCCCTCAGGGATGGGGCCGTAAGCGAGTTCGTATGCCACGCGATGCGCTCGAACCATCTTGTTATTGATTCTGACCTTCCCGTAGCCGTCGGTATCCGTTGATGCCGTCCATACCCAGCAATCGCCGGTGCGGTCGGTGTACAGGTCGAGAAGGTCACGCAAGGTCATGCCGTGCTTGGCATAATGACGGAATGTTGTCAGTGGCTTGCCGCGTCGCTGCTGCAAATAATGACCGTTGCAGTAGCCGCGCGCCTCATGCGGTCGCGCGCATCCGTCGAATGTGCATGTACGCTGGTTCTCAGCCATTGAATTTCCTATCGTAATTAGGTGTTCTTGGTTAGGCCCCGGCGCGAATTCCACTTCGCGGTTTGGGGCTGCTTTCATTATCCCACATACCAGTGACAAAAACACAAAAAAGCCCCACGCTTCAACTCCAAAGAGTGAAACGTGGGGCAATTGTTTAAGGTCTAACTACTTATTTACTGGCAACAGGCCGTTGATTCCTCAGCGGCATCGTTCGGGTCTACAGGTACTTCATACTCCGGGCCCATATCCGCGGCCCTCATTCAGCAGTCGCGCGGTTAGGAACCTGGTACACAGCGGCAGCGGTGAGGATCGCGAGGCCGAATGAGATCCACTGCCCCCAGTCGGCAGGAATGAACCCTGCGCCTGCTGTAGCGATGGAACCGACAATCGCGACAATGAACTTGGCGTACTGACTAATCTTCTGAATCATATTGTTTCCTTCTTTCATCGGTAGACACCCTCCGGCCATGCAGCCGGAGGTGGTGGTTTTGAACTGAGAATGTCGGAGCGGAGTTGGTGGGCGTAGTCGCGAAGAATGTCGCGCTCGGTCGTGATTTCGAGGTTGCGATCTTCGAGCGTCTGCATTCGGCGGTCTTGCCCTGTCGCCCGTTCGTTGTTCTCTATGCGGTATTGGCTGAGTTCTTCTTGCAACTGGTCGATGAGATCGTTTTCAGCGGATCGACCCACAGCTACTGATGCGGTTTCGTTGGCGCGTTTCGCGACCTTGTTTGTCATCGCTGATCCGGCCATGCCGCCGCCCACAAGTAAGACAGTGCCTAGAAGGGTTCCGACAATGGGTAGCCACTCAGGCATATGTACTCCGTTCGTGGGGGTAGACGAATTCGTCTGAATGAATTAAACTTCGCTCATGAAGAACACGACGAAGGGGATCATCGCGAGCCTCAGTGCCGCAGCCGTAATCACGACCGGCGCGTTCATCGGGGTGTCCGCAACAAACGCGGAACCCGAGGAAACACAGGCCACGGTCGTGACGGTCGATGAGAACACGTTGCGTCAGGAAACCCCCAGCACTGTTCGTCAGACCGTTCTCCCGGCACCTGTTGTTGAGGAAGCTGTTATTGAACCAGCCCCGACACAGGAACCCGTAGCAGAACCCGCTCCTGCACCAGCTCCTGCACCAGCCCCAGCCCCAGCGCCTGAACCGGAGCCCGAGGCATGGGTGAACGATGACGGAACAGTGGAAGGCGTAGGATGCCCCTCGCCCTACGTTGATCTGGGATACGGCTGCCAAGACCCCATCTGCGGTGTAGACGCAAACGGCAACGACATCCCCTGTCAGGGCTAAGCGGTTTCCAACCTTGTGAGCCGTTCATGCAAATCACGGACAGCAACAAGGTTGGCTACAGCACCAAACCCCGCATAGTCCACGCCGGCAGGTGTGACCCCATCGCTGTCATAGATGACGAACGACTCTAAGCCATTCTTGATAAGATCCTCAGCGAATAAACCTGCCTCGTCTGGAACCTCATATTCGGGGTCGTAGTATTCGTTCTCGGGGTTGTCGCGAATCTCTAGCTGGGTGATGTAGGCAAACATGCTCGGAGTACATGCGCGCACATTCTCCGCGGTGAACGGGACACTCCGAATGTTTGTTTTCTTCACTTCTGTAGAAGGTGCGTAGCCGAAGATTCCGTTGTTGTTCTGCCACACTGTTTGACGTGCGCCAGGGTATACGGTGATGTCGGTGTTGAATGCGCCCACACTGCGTAAGCTGCCAACAGCGTTCACTTGGCTGGACGCGGTAACGTTGCCGGATGCAGAGATGTTGCCGGATGCAGAAAGGCTAGCTGCGGACACAGAACCTGAAGCGGAAATGTTCGTCATGTTCACGGTGCCGGAACTCAGGTACGAGTCTGTTGCCGCGATTACGGTTGTTTCGAGGTCGGCCAACTTTGCCTGCACCTGATCCACCAACGAACCGATGTTCGTTCCCGATGGCCGCGCTAGCTCATCCAATTGGCGCTGCACCCGGTTCTGTGCCGCAATGATCGGTTCTAGTGAATCGCCTGGCGGTGTCGGATAGTCAGCCATCAGTTACCCACTTTCGGTGCTAGATCAACTTTCACGAAACGGCCACGCTCATCACCAGACAGACCAATGATGCGGTGGCGGACAGTTTGAGCCTCAGTCATAAACGGATCGCCCTGCCCGGTGAGTGGATCCCACTTGTCAAACACAAGATCGGCGAAATCACCAACCCGGTACTGTCCCAGTTGTGGGCCACCAGATAATCCGCTCTCACCAGTCGGATATGCCTCAGCAGTGAACGACCACACCTCATAAGGGGAAAGCCCTGCACGAACCATTGCGGTCGCGTAAGAATCCAACGTGGGCTGTTCGCTGACGGTGGAGTGTGACGAGTCAACATCTTCCATCAGTGGGAAACCTGCATCCACCAATGTGGTGTCGTAGCCGCGAGCAACCATCACCGTGTCTGTTTGTCGCCCACCAACCTGCCAACCCAGCGAGAGCCGCCGTGACCCGTCCTCTGAGATCGTGAGGTTAGACACAGGCGATTTGGGGGCAGTGACAGACCACAGTGGCGCAGACTCCGAAGTGACTAACGGGCTCGCGTTCGTGCCCGTCCTGAACAACCATTCAACACCCAGCATGTCTGTGGTGAAGCGTGGTTGGAATGAAAACTCAGGCCCGTTCTCAGTATTGGCGATGTCGTCAATGGCCTGCGTGACAGGTTTGAAATCGAGCCCCAAATAGTTGCGTTCGTGTGTGCCGGCTTCGTCCGCCTGGAACACAATGGGAACATCGGAACCAGCCCACAACCGTGCTTGCTCGACAAGGCGTTTAGCGATCGTCCCCAACGACAACGCACTGTATGAGCTCGTCAACGCGGGGTTCGCCATTGTCTTAGACGTGTCGGCGGGGTCAGGGATGGTGAACTGGTCAACACCGATCGTTGCCGCCAACAGGGGCAGAATTAGTCTGTGGTTGAAATATGACCCCATGCCCTTTGCTGCCAACTCGAGGGTTCGGGTGTCACGATCATAGGAGCGAACCCATACCGGGCCAGCTTCCATAATCGTGTCACCCTCAACCACGGCAAGAAATGATTGTGTGGGGGTTGCCGTATTGTGCAAGTCGAGTGCTTGCACGTCAGGGTCATTCAGATCAACAGTGACGTTGATGGTTCCTGCCGTCAGATAGCGGCACCCCCACTGTCCGGTCATCACCGGCAGATCAAGAATCCTTCGACCCGTTCTTAGGTTGCCGATGATGTACCGAGTCATGTGTTAGTCCTTTACTATTGCCGCTCGTGCCGCTGATCCGTTTTCGCTAGCGGTAGGGACTTTGATTAGCGCCGCCAGTTTTGGGTAGTCGATGGTTGCGGTTGTTGCCGCGATCTTTGCCGCGTTCTGTGCCGCAACTTTCTTGTATGAGTCCCATTCGGCTTGAGAAACTGTCAGCCCCGGCTTGCCGACGAACCTTGACCATGCGTTGTCGTCTACCGAACTGTCGGTGGTTTCAAAGAACGTGGTCGAGTCAAAGATTGCGACCTTTGCGGTGTCTCTGAGTGCTGCTCTATACATTTCTTGTGCCTCTTTCTTGGGTTCTTTTATTGGGGTGCTGTCGTCGCCTGCGAGGGAGGTTGAGAACGGGCCGGAGACGGTGCCACCTGCGGGTGCCGAGTTCGTGAACTTGAAAAACTTCACTAGCCATTCCTCGATGGAATACCGCTTACCTGTCCAACGGTCGATGACGAACGTGTGCACATGCGGGCCGGTCGTTGCTGAACCCGTGTTGCCGACATAGCCAATGACGGCACTCTCTTTCTCGGTGCCAGTGCCCCCCGCGTAGGCAGACAAATGCTGCATGGTGATGCGCCACCGGGCCGAAGTCACACCGACACTGTTGCCACCAGTACCAGACCACCAACGAGTGATAGAACCCGTAATGGGTGCGCGAAGAATCTCACGCATATCTGCGCCATAATCCGAGGCAGGGCCAACACCGTATTTGGCGTGGCTTGCGGTGTCACCAGTCACACGGCGTGCCCCGTCTAAAGGTCGGCGGGCCATTACGCGAGTTCCCCAACTGCAGTCCACTGGTAATACCAATCTTGCCCGGTACCTAAGTTGGTGCCATCGGACTGATACAAGTTAGCGGTGAACACGGTCGTGGTTGGCGATTGTGGCGTGCCGACGAGCGACGCCACTGCTAAGAGACCTGACATATTCCATGCCCCAGTAGAGCGGTATCCAATCGGTTGGCACGTCACCGCTGGAATTGACCCAAACGCTATCGGGAACGTTACTGTTTCGGTAGCGCTCCGGTTTCCTGCTCCTGTAATCTTCCCGAAGCCATACTGCGTGAACGTCTGCACAACTGAGTTGGTGGTATCTATCTGGCGATGAGACCCAGCAGCTACAGCAGCCCACGCCGATCCGGTATACCGCCACCGCCCCGAGTCAGCCAACACAATCGCCGTCTGATCCTTCTGTGCAGTCGTCCACAAATCCAGTGTGGTCTTGGTGCGGAACCCAACAGCACCACCCGCAGCCGCAGTGAATGCTGCCGTCTGGGTAATAACAACACCGCCCGAGTTTGTTGCAGTAACACCAACCCCAGACGGAACAAGAACCGTTGCCAGCTCGAGAGCGCCCACGGGCAACGATGGCTTCACGGGGATAGCCGTAGCAGTGCCCGTCACGCGCCCCAACACAGGAGTGTTATTCGCATCGGGAACTGTGACCGTAGCTGAAGCATCATTCTGCTTCGCATAAATCACATCAATACGAGAGTTCGCACCCGGTGCCGCATCCAACAGGACATTCGCAGCACCATCATTCGCCAAAAGAATGACACCACCGTCACGCACCGCAGCACCCTGAAAACGTGCAACCGACACATTCATCGTCGCCGTCGCCGTAACCAGATTCACATTCACCGGCGACAACACACCACCACGCGGCGAACCATCAACATTGCACACCACAAGACCCGAAAACAGGTATCTGGAATCATCTGCGTCAGTGAGCGCGAGTTTTGCTGGTAGTCCTTTACGAATTGCCATGGGTTAGCCTCTTTCTTTCTCGGCGCGATGTTTCGCGAATTTTGTGACAAGCTCGGCAATCGCGCCGCCCGTCCTTCGTGATGTATGTATTGCTGGCGTTATAGGCGTGGCCCTGTGGGCAATGCGTCTTGTTCGAATTAGGGCAGTTGCCGTCTTCCGTTTTCTGGAGCATGTTCTGGGAGTGTGTGCCGTAACGCAAATTGACCAGCCGCGCATCTGCCCGGTCTGCGTTCAGGTGTAACGCCTCATGTCCATCGGGCGGTGGCCCGACAAACGCGAGCAAGACCAACAAATGCACGCGGCACAACTTGTTCCCGATTGGCACTTTCGGATACCCATCACTCCCGAGATACGAAAGAGACAGCTCCCGGCCCCTGTACGACCTTGGCCCATTGGAAGTAATCGTTACTCGCGGCAGTGACCGCACTCCGCCCATATTGCTCGCTTCATAGCGACCTTCATGTCCGGGTATCGTGCGCCATTCTGTAGACTGCATTGCAGCCCTCCAATCAACTAGACCTTGATTTCTGGGTTAGGCCCCGGCCAGTGCTGAAACACTGGGTTTGGGGCCGCTCCCATTCTACCGCATTTATAGGTATCCCGGGCTGAGCGTCACCGTAAATTGTGGGGTTCCCGTGACGGCGCCCAAGCCCGCAAATTGCACTTGATGAGTCGCACCAGCCGGGATCGCAAAGAACCCACGCTCCGTAATAAACCCGCCAACATCCGACTGACCATCGATCGACGCAGAACCAGTCCGCTGATTGATCGACACCGACGACCCCACAGGAATAGGGCGCACAAAACGAATCGACTGACCCGTGGAAACATTCGTCACCACAAACCCCTCAGCCAAACCACCAGTGACAGTGATCGACGGCCACACATCGGCAGTACCCACATTCGTGACCGAGATGCGACCGCTTGCGCCATCGTCGCCCCAATCCCAAAACGCGGAAGGAGTAGTACCCAACGGCCACAACAGACCACCACCAGACACCGGAATACCAGTGGAACTTGTTACAGGGTCGCCATAACGGAGAGGGTCAGTGGCAATCACATCAATGCTGAAATCGAACGACGCAAACGCGCCGACATCAGGCGGCAAAGTCACCCGACGTACAGAAACCCACCGCGAGGTTGTCCGTAACGGATCAACAACAACCATCTGCACGGGAACGCCCGCAGCGATAGCTGACAGCCGTTCAGCAGCAGCAATCGCATCAGCCAATGAGTCCCCATCAAAGGAACCTTTTGTGCTGATCGCCACGGACGAAGCCCAGTCATTACTAATCCCGAATGCACCCATCGACTGTGGGCGCTCGTTGATAGATGACTTGGACTCCGCACCGGCGTACCAATCCAGCAAACCGAACTGTGCAAGGAAATACCCTGTCGGTGTTGTGGCTGCCCCGCTTATCTCGAGAGTGTCTGCTGGGGTAATGAACTTCACATTCGTCATAACTAGCCCGCCATTTCTCTCTGGAACTCGCGCCCCATCTGACGACCGAATAGTCGCGGGTCGGTGTCTTGTGTGGTGATGTACTGCTTGATCTGGGTCGGAGTGCCCGAACCGCCACGGCCCTGCAGGGCCGCCTGAATCTTCGCCAACTGCGGACCACCGAGGGGCAGCACAGCCTCGTCATACCGGCCTTCGCCGACATTCACAATCGAACCGCCACGAGAACTACCAACCAACGCACCATCAGCCAGACGCGGAATCGTCCCAATCCGAATGTTGATACCGATCGCATCCCCAAGAGCACCAGCAACACCGTTGATTCCCCCGATGACACCGTTCACCGCATCAATAATCGAGTTGATGACACCCCGCACGACCGAAACGACACCGTTGAACGCACCGCGGATGATGTCCCCGATCGCATTGAACACAGTCCCGAAAACGCCCTGCACGGTTCTGATGGCACCGATGATGCCCACCCAAATTCCAGCAAAAAAGGAACTAATACCTGACCACACGGAATTCCATACCGAACTAATGACACCAATAACAGTGCGAATAATCAGCAGAACAGTGTTGATATATGCGGTAACGAAACCCACAATGCCGTTCCAGATGTCAGAGATGAATCCAAGAAACCCGTCCCAGACGCCACCCCACCACCCGAGGAGGCCATCCATGACGCCGGTGAACCAGCCCACAAAACCAGCCCACACGTCGATGAGGAAGGCGACAACCGTGTCCCAATTCTGAACAAGGAGGATGATCGCACCAATCAACAGGCCGACCGCGAGCACTATTGCAAAGATGAGCAGCGTGATCGGGTTGATTGAGAGAATCCACATGATGACGTTGAGCGCAATGAGCGCCCCTACAGCAATCCCAATGCCCGTGGCGAGCGGGCCGAGCCAGCTGATGTTGTCCTTGATGAAACCAACGAAACCGCCAATCGCCACACCGACATCCTTCGCAACACCTGCGAGCGGTTCCATCGCCTCCATGAGACCGCCAAGTCCGTCCTTCATGTCAGGGAAAATGCCCGACAGCAAGTTCGCACCAATTCGACCGAGGGAGGCACCCACGTTAGCCATCGCACCAGAGAACGTGTTCCCGGACTCCAGCGCCGCACCCCCCATCCCCGACTCCATAGCCGACTGGAACGTAGCAAAATCAATTTCTCCGCGAGAAGCCATATCGGATGCTTCCTCAGCCGTCACCCCCATTTGGTCAGCGAGTAAAGCAAGTGCAGGAACGCCAGCATCTTGAAGCTGGTTGATAACGTCCATCTGAACTTTGTTCGAGGCTGCGACCTTATTAAAAATGGCACCCATCGAACCCATATCGGTTCCAGCGATAGTGGAGGCATCAGCGACAGCTTTCAGCGTCCGCTCTAGGTCAGCCCCCGGCTTGATGCCAGCAGCAACCGCACCCGCAGCAGTAGTCGCCGCCGCGCCCATCCCAAACGCTGTGCCCTTCACAGCACCGAGAGCGTTATTCATGATCTGATCTACGGTCTTCGCTGAATGGCCCAGACCGGTCAGTTTTGCTTTAGCTTGATCAAGAGCGTCAAGCCTCTGGAACCCTTTGATTAGAGCACCACCGACCCCTGCCGCAATCGTTCCGCCGAGGGCAATCGCCCCTACCTTCCCGATACTGTTCATGCCATCCATGAGCTTCGAACCCATCGCCCCGCCGGACTTCTTGACCGCCCCCTGCACGCCTGCCCCGCCGAGGGCCTTCGTAATATCGTCCTTAACTCCCGGCATGCGGCTGTATAGCGCTATATAGGCTGAAGCGATTTCTGTTGCAGCCATAATTCCTCCTAGAAACACGAAACCCCCGGCGTCTTGCCGAGGGTTTCTGCTGATGGTCGCTTATCGACTAGATACGCTTCTTGCGCTAAGCCCGTCCACTTAGTAGATTGTCCAGTATGTTGAAATCACTCGCTAAGCTTCGCCAGATCGCGGATGACGTCGCTACGCGGCCAGACCTCATCGAGCAGGCACGGGAAGATGGCGCGACATGGGAGCAGATAGCAGAAGCGGCTCGAATGAGCAGAGCCGGAGTCATCAAGATCAACAACACACACAGGAGGAACCAGACATGAATAGAATTCAGAAATTAGTAGTAGCCGCCACGATCGCGGCCATGATCGGACTCACTGGATGCAGCAGCGACTCAGAACCCACACCAGATGCAATAGCAGAGGTTTCTCTCGCCGAAACGGTATGGAGTCAGGTCGAAGATAACTTCCCAGACGGGATAACTAGCAGCAGTCCGCTGTTCGTCGTGACAGAAGTTGAAGACGTGTCCCCCGGGACAATCCGTGTCAACGTGCAGGACAACCTAACGGACGATGGCCGTAAGGAAATCGCACGCCACATGTTCAACATGGGTGCGATGCGGAATGACGAGCTGACAACGGTCGTTGTGCGTGATCTCTCCGGCAGGGATTCAAACCACAACCGTTGAGCTAGCCAACCGCTGAACGTCGCGCCTGCCTACGCTTCCACGCGTCCGCACGCACACCCGTCTTAGCTGCCGCAATATCCTTCTCATGCGCATACGGGGGCGGGGTGAGTGCCTTCGGCGCATTCTTCCCACTCGGCGCGTCCTTCGTCTGAATCCACTCAAGACGCCGCAACCGAAACTCCACCGCGACGAGCATATGAACCTCATCCGACCATGCGAGCGGGCCACCCATAGACCGCCACAACGGGCAACCATAGGGCAACCACTGCACAGCATCCGCAAGCTCAACAAGGGTTAGCTCGTGGTGTTGTAGCCGAATACCATACTCGGCTAGTAGTGACGCTGACAGCGCCCCCCGATGGTTATGGAGGGCATCTGCCAGCGTCAGGAATTTGGGTTGAGAGCCCCGAAAATCTCCTTGACGAACATAGACCCAGATTCGATGGACACGCGCCCGGTATCTTTGTCTCGAAGGCCATCCATCACCGTTTTGTATTCATCGCCGACAAGGCGACGCAGCAGGGCAGGGAGATGGGCGGCATTCCCGTCAACGTCAACCGCACGCAGATCATCGAGCAACTCGAAGTCATCAATCGCCTCGTCTAGAACGGTGACGGTAATGCCCCGAATGATGGTGCGTTTCGCCGGGACAGTGCGCTCAGCGTCACCCTCCCCGACGGTGACTTCAACGGTCTCGACTTTTGCCTTCTCGACTTTCGTAAGATGATCCTGTGGCTGTTTGATTTCACTCATTGGTGGCTTCTCCTATTTTGTGTGGTGGCGTTCAAAACGAATAGTGGGCAGGGCGAGCGCCACCGCAATTCCCTGCCCACTAACTTTCGCTACGGCAGTGCGACCGTCGCATCCGGTGTAGTACCACCGGTGAGGCTCGCACCATTCGCAGTCAACGTCACCGCGGACGGGAAGGTGACCACGATCGGTCCAGTACCCGTAGCGGTGATCCCAGACAGCCCGGTAACACCAGACAGGGCGTTCAGCGCAGAAGCAACAGCAGCCGCGAGAGCGTTGTACGCGATCGCCGCCGTGGTCGCACCATTGACTGTGAGCGTGTATGTACCACCCGTTGGCGTACCCGAAATGGTGACGTTCCAGATTGCACCCAACGAAGTCGCAGCGGTGGACTCATATGAGGTGTAATCACCAATGATCTCGCCCAGGAACGGGAACCCTGCAATGTCGGTTCCGGTATAAACTCGGTTACCATCCGGGACAATTTCAAACCGTTCGATGACATGGCGCTCCTTGACGGTCACATCGTCAGCATCATAAATGTCGATCACCGCAACACGAGCCTGAACCTTCTGACCTGCACCACGAGTGACAGTCCTAATGCCAGCCGTTGTCGATGAACTCTTCTCGTCGTATCGGAGTGCCTTCGTTTGAGTCTTCGACTCAAGCGCATGGAACCCGATCGTGGTACCGGGTGTATCAATTCTGGTACGCACAACACGTGCGCCCTGGTACCCACGAATTTCTGATTTGGAGCCGGTGAACGTTTCGGTGATGCCGTCCTCGTGTATCCACCCCACATCCTCAAATGCAGGATCGAGAGCCCCATTGATAGTAGTCGGCACTGCAGTGCCAATCGGGGCCAGGAAGATACTGTCACTGTCGGAGCCGAAGATCCGCGCATTACTTGCATTCGTGGTCACTTGGGACCCCTTTCATGACGAAACCCCCACCGTTCCCGGCAGGGGTTTCATAGTTGGTTTTCGGTTAGTTCCCGAGGTAATCGAGCGCCCGCCTCGGGGTTTCCGGGCTGTCTTAGAATTGGTCTAGCGGGCCGCACGCACCATCAGTTGAATGGTGAATGTATAGCGGGGAATCCCGGTATCCGGGTCTGGATCAAAATGAAGGCCGCCGACCTCGCTCACACCGCGAACAAGAGGCATCTGTGTGTGATTGCTGAGGAGCGCTTCACGACACGCACTAGTGAGGTTGAAAGCACCAACAGTGTCCTCATCCCACCCCTGCACAGTGATCTGTGCCCGCTCAAGCACACGATTCTCCGCAGCACCGCCAGTACGAAATGCCCGCACAAACCGGGTCGGTCGTACCGCAGGAACCATCGTCACAACTTTTGAGGGGGAAGCGTAGGGCAGTAGGAATGTGCGCACCATTGACTCTGTATCTGGAAAACTCATCGGCCCGCATCCATAGAACGCTCAAGCACAGCTTCCTCCGCCTGACGCTTGCGCCCGGTCGCATCTTTCGTGCGCACGAACGCGCGAGCCACATATTTGGCCGGGCTCACCACAGACTCGAAGCCGTCACCAGCCTCTGCCGCGATCCGCTGCGCACGCCGGGCAACCTCAGACTGCACCGGGGCAGACTTCATCAAAATGTTCAGACCCTTGAGGCTCAATTTGACTTTTACATCAGCCATCAGCCGCTCACCGCCTTCAGGTTGATTGAGTTACCGTTCATGGTCTCGTCGTACGGGTTACGGAAATCGGACGTGTCACCATCAACCTCGAACAGTTTCCCACGCACCGTCACACGGTCACGGGGAACCAGAATCGACACTGACGGGACGTAAATCGTTGGTGTGGTGACCACCCGGTCATAACCAGGAATCACAGGCTCAGACGTGCCCCCAGGGTCGTACGCATAGATTCCGAGGGCGACGGGTGCCGCCCATGTTTCGATCTCGTTGCCGTGCGCATCCTCACCAGTGCCACCATAAACCTCGTGCTGCACGGTCTCGCTAATGCGGCGCATAATCACACCCACGCAGAGGGTGCAACATACGACGAAGAGAACGGTGAAGTTGTAGGGATCATGTCAACGGTGAATGCACCAGACACCTGCGTGCCCTGCAATTTCGCCAACTCATTCTCAGTGATCCCCAGCCCACCAGGCTGATCCCCACCATACGTTTTCGATGCCGTATAGGGTCCAGTGGTGACGTTTGTTTGACGGATTTCCTCCGGGTTGCGGAAGACGCGGGTGACCATTGCCACCACAACATCGACCGCAGTCTCTAGCAGGTCGGTGCGTGCCGGTGTTTCTGCTCCCTCCGCAGTGATGCGGGTCTGGACGTCTGCCACACGGTATTTGATTTCCCGTTCGGCCTTCGAAATCCAAGTCTGAATCTGGGTGGTATCGGTAGGTACTCCTTCACCAATCCACGCGCCCGTCACATCAGACGGTGCAGCCCATGATGCCATGATGCCTCCTTCGTGTAGATAGGTCAGGGATGGAGGGACAGCACTAGAAGATGCTGCCCCTCCAATCGGTTAGTTCGCGTCTACGTACGCAACCCAAGCGTCACTTGCGTCCGACTTTACGAAGCCGTAATGCGCTTCGACCAAGAGCAGAACTAAATTCTCCTGGAACGCCGAGTGAGTTGTTCCGGCCTCGTCAACGTAGGAGGCGGAGTCGGACACCTTGATGGTGATGTCCATACCCGAACCCCATGCCGCCTGTGACCAGTCGCCACCAAGTGCGCGAAGGTTCGTGTCGGTTGGTGCTGTTGCGGCAACAGCAATCGCCGGCGAAGTACCGCCGGTCAGTGAACCGGTTGCGGTGAGCGGTGCAGGTGCCGCAACATCTGCAGCAAGCGTGAACGTGTACGGCCCACCAGCAGAACCAGCCACCGCGATGGTGGTGAATGATCCTTCAAGCAGACGAACTGCTGCCTGCACTGTTGCAGCAGTCGCGTTGTACGCGATCGCCGTTGTGGTTGCACCATTACCTGTGAGGGTGAACGTGCCACCCGTTGGGCCACCAGTGATCGTTGCCACCTGAACACGGTTACCGCTGTTGCGGTAAACACCAGATACTCCACGGTTGTACGCGGCCGGGTACCCGATAAGGGTGTTCGTCACGTTATCCCACAGAGGACGCCCGGTCGTATCAAAGTTCATCTTCAGGGTCGGCTTGAGACGCGGATCGCCCGCGAACCCAGTGAAGTCGAACCCAGCATCGGTGACAGCCTTCTCACCAGAAACCAGGTCAGCATACATTCCACCGTTCGCCGCCGATGCCGTTCCCAGCTCAACCGACGTTGCGCCCTGCTTGAGGTAATCCGCGAACGGACCGGCCCCACCAGTACGCAGGTCGAGACCATGAATTGCTGCATAGTCGAATGACCGTGCAATCGCGATAGGAAGATCCTGCTGCAACTGGTCATAAAGACCGGCAGGGTTGGTGCGTGCAATCTCTTCCGACACGGGAACGAGAAGTGCAACTTTCTTGCCCTGCATCTGTTTGATTCCGACCGCACTTGAACCGGTCGGCTTCACACCACCCTCACCTACCCAACCAGCGGCAGGGATATCCATCGAAACGGGCACGGAGGTGTTCGCGGAAAGAGACAGCGGAACGCGCCGTGCATTTTGCTGCACTGCGGAAAGTTCATACGCCTTATCGAAAATTGGTGATGCGATCGTCGCGGGCAGAAGTCCTGCCGGGACGTTACTAAGATTTGTTGCCATGATGACTCCTTGGTTTGTGGGCTAATGCCCGAGTTGATCGGTCAGGAACTCAGCAAATTCTGTTGCCGGTCCCGTCGCGGTGGTTGGTGATTTGCCTTCGTTGGGGATGTGCAGCTTTTGTGGCTGCGTTTCTCCCCTAAATGTGATGAGCGCATCCGCCGCCGCTTCGAGTTCTTCCTGCGTGCTGCCCGTGAGCAGTGCGGCTGGAACCCCCTTTGCTGCGGCCACTTCGGCGCGTGTCTTTGCGGACTTCAGTTCAGCGTTTTCGCGCTCGAACTCAGCCAGCCGGTCGGCCTGCTTCTGCGTCTCCGACTTATCACGGTCCTCAAAGCCCTTGATCCTCGCGAGAGCGTCATCGGTCGCTTTTTCAGCAACCTTCCGTGCTTCCCGCTCAGACTTCAGAGCAGCGATACCAGCCTCGCCCAGCGGTTCCGTCTCAGACGTCGCGTCCGTTTTCGGTGCAGCGGGCTTCGGTACTTCGACCGGTACTTCAGTGACAGGTGTTTGTGTAGACATGCGTCCTCCATGTGAAAGCGGCAGTCGCGCCGCGCGAACCCCGAACCTCGCGAACGGGGAAGATCAATCAGTGGGAATATCCCGACCCACACCGGAGCCCTGCTGATACAGGCGCTCATAGGCTTTCTGGTCGTAATCTGCCGGATAATCTGCCTGGGATTGGATAATTACAGACTCGCAATCGCAGTCATCGTGAAATCTGTTCCCGGGCGGCTGGGTACCGCGCGTCTTGATGCCACCGCCGATGCCACCAGAGAGACGATTACCAGCAGCGTCAAATCCTGTCCTCGTAGAGCCGCGACCCACAACCCCGCCCGCCGTGGTGCCACCAGATGCCGTGTACGAATACACCGGCCCACGGGAAGCCAACTTGATACAAAATTTGCATGTCGTTAGCCCGGTTGGTTTCCGCAACACACCAGTGCGAACCGGGTCAGACGCAGCAGAGTACCAAATCGAATCCCGGAATGGTTGCATCACCAAACGTTGCATCGAACCCTGCAAACGGGACAGGGACAGTGCCGAGTCGGCTTGCTCATCAAAGTACGGACCTAACGCCCACTTCGCCGTACGAATCGACTGCTCGTCTGGAGTTGGCATTGCGATGATGGCCCGAAACTGTGCCGCAGTGACACCCTGCCCTTTTGCCGCCCGCACTTGGTCGTACCAGTCCGCCCCCAGAACCCCCGCAGTGTCACCATAGGTAGTAATCAGATCGGGATAAAATTTCAGCAGCTCGTCGCGGAAATCAGTTGGCGACATCGACTGAAATAGTGCCTTCCAGAAACTGTCAAGCTCTTTCCCTGCGAGTGTCACCAACTGGCCGCTGGCCTGGCGGATCTCCGATACCTGCGCCGACGACGCCACCAGCTAGGCCGTGACCGCTGGGGTATCCGGAACGACTTCAGCAGGCCGAGCGGCACGTGCCGCATCAACCAGCTGCTGAATCCGTGACGATGCGCCAGTACGACGCTGTTCTGCCTGAAACCGAATAATTTGCTCACGACTCAAACCCGCATACTCCATCCCGACCTCAGACTCACCAAATCCAGGAATCGACGAGGCAAGTTGTGTGAACGCATTCGACCGAGCTGACGGCGATACAATCGCCGGATCAGTAAACCTGGCCTGCAACGACCGCAACTCATCCGGCACAACATCAAGCCCGTCGCGGAGACGCACTGCGAGCTGCATCGCCTTCACCGACCCGCGACCCCACACCCGATTAGAGTTCCGTGTGTCCATGATCAATTCCTCCTTCGCAGCATAAATTGCGTCAGCTGAGGAGGGATTCGAGGCGTCCGCCCACTTCACATCCAAAGACTGGTCATCAGCGAAGAGGGAGGTGAGCATCCGCAACTGGTCAATATGCGGTTGCGGAGATGCCCCAGAGAACCGCTGAACCTTGATCTCTTCGCCCGGCTCCTGGTCGATCGCATTCATGCGACCCATCACCGCAGACCATTTATCGTCACTAACAAACTTCGTCACGTCCGCACCAAACAGCCAAAACTTATCGGCAGCATAAAACTCGGCAGAAACTTCCGACCGCAGCACAGTGCGCACAGCAGCATCCGTGAGACCCATCCCTGTGCGGGTGATCCGTGAATGCCCAAACGGGCGATTCAGCTCCGGCTTATACACAAGTCTGGCCACCGACACTTCACCAAGCCGGTTCGGAATGGTCGAAACCGTCCACCTCCCGCCAGATCGTGAGATTGAATACACCAACTCAGGGGTATACATCACCAATTCGGTAGGTCCGGTCATGTCAGATTCAATGACCGACAAGAAACCAGCTATCATTCGACGCCGACGATCCCACACCGCCGCAGACGCATCCGCAGCACGAGCAAGCACCAAAACTTCTGGCTCACCAGACTGGACATCACCCTCAGAAACAGTCAGAAACGAGCACGCATGAATTGCCGAGCTCGTGACCGCCAAAGGAAACTCAGTCTCGAAATCGTTCGCATCCACAATTGTGGACAGCCCGAAAGGGTCATCAGAGCCCGTACCGGAAACGAACCCCTCGAACTGAGACCGATCCGTCAGCGCATGAACACCCTTCGCAATCCACTGCAACGGCGTAAACGCCTTCTGCATTTGTGGCGGAACCGCAATACCAAAATCTTTCAGCGCATTCTTGCCCTCATAATAAACCGTGCGAAGCATGCTCCTGCGACGCTTCTGCGCCCACGTCGAGAACAGTTGCGCGAACAGATCACTATCAGGCCCGGTAATCCCCACGTTCGGCACAGCAGTATTGGCAAGCATCATAGACGTATCGCTCATAGAAATACTGCCCTCCGTTCACGATCGCCTCGCGGCTTCCGTCTCGTTGTCTTCGCGGCCCAATAGGCCAAACTTATTGATTCAATAGGCGTCTCGTCGCCATCAGGAGTGGTTGCAGCCCACGCCCATGCCCCTGAAAGCCCACGATTCTTCTTGTCACACACGCCCACCGAGCTATCGAGCTGTGCCTGCCCCTCGGATACCAGATGAGTGAACGGCACCGACTCACCAGAATCAGCCGCCACGTTCCGACCCACAACAGCAGCAGACTCACGCACAGCATCCAAAAGCATCGAACACGACTGCGTATATTCCGGTGTGTTTACAATCTTCACAACCGGATCTGGCACGTGTCGATCCTTCAACAACTGTGCCAAAACTGGCGCACCAGCAGCACCCGACAGGACGATCACAGCGACATTTCGCCACCGCTCAGCCAACCAATCGGCCAGAGCAGAAAGGCCAGAAGCTATATCACCTTCGGCTGCATCAATCAGTTCCACATGGATACCATCGTCATGCTTCAACCCACCCGATAAGGCCAGACGTGTGCCGTCGAATGAGAAAGCCACAGCAAACGAGCGGACACCCTCAGAAGGTGCCTCAACAATCCCTGTAACCGACCACTCGGATTCGGAAATCGCGCGCGACCCTTCCTGGTCAGAATCCCAAACACCCAAAGCCTCACGCATCCACGACGCATCACCCGGCAAATTCTTACGCAACCGCAGCATCGACCTCAACGGCGTCCGATGCGGGTAAGACGGATTCGCTACCGCCCACTGCTCCCGATCATCCGGCTTCGCATCCGGGTCAGCAGAACACTCAATATAGACAGCATCCGACTCAACCTCTTCACCACGCGCAACCGCAGCCTCAACCTCCAACGACTCACGCCGGCGCATCTTAAACGCCTCAGAAGGATCAACCGGACGCGGCGGAGTACCCATAAAAAACAGAAGCGCACCAGCAGGAAACCGAGACTGGTTAGTGGCCGCAACCATATCCTCAAGCGCCTTCTCCGTCAGGATCTGCGCCTCATCAAAAACTTCAATATCAACCTCATCGAAACCACGACCGAAGCCCTGCTCCCGAGCACCAAACATAATCACAGACCCGTTAGTGAAAACAACTTCCTGCTCACCATTAGTCGCCCGAACTGACTTCACATACGGAGCGACCGACTTACGGGCAACCAACCCGCGCAAAGTACCAAACGTCTTAGACGCCGTACGAGTCCTATGCGCCGACCACAGAACAGTCAAATTTGGAAACAGTGTGCACAAGGCCACCACAATACGAAGAACCAAAAACGTCTTCGCCACCTGACGCGGAATACTCAACGTAATCCCGCCGACCGTAGCCGCATACTCCCCATTCTCCCGCTTGCCAAGAATCACCTGACCAGCACCACGCTGCCACTCATCAAACTCATCACCGAACTCGACACAGCGAGCCTCAACCGGCGCCCAACCCGACGTGACAATCTCCGAAGGGATAATCACATGCCGGGCAACATCGCTAAGCTTCCGCGTCGACCTAGATGGCTTCCGCATCGAAGGTTTCATCACTGACTGGGGCACGTTCCCCCTCTTCCTTCGCACGAGCCTCAAGCACCGAAATCTCTTTACTCAACTGCATCAACCGAATCGACAACGACGCCATATCCCGAGCAGGACAATTCGGATCATCCAACTTCCGCGCAATAACCCGGCGCGCCAGCTTCAACTGCCAAACATCATCATCGCGCTCAGCAGCCTCCTCAATCGTCACCGGATTACGCCGAGCAGACGTTTCACCATCCTTTACTGCACGCAACGGATTCGCCATGAAACTCACCTGCTCTCGTGGAAAAAAGGACGGGGGGAAATTGGCCCA